CGTTGCTAGTGTTTAAATAGTACCATTCGTCTGCGTATTTAACCCATCCTGTTACCATTTCTCCATCTGCTTTGAAGAAATACCATTCGTTGTTAATCTTCTTCCATCCAGTAGCCATAGCACCGCTACTATCAAGCCAATACCACGCATTCGCACGTTTCACCCATTTGTTTAGGATGCAATAACCGCTAGTATCGAATAGATACCACACGCCGTTAATGTATTGCCATTTATCTTTAGGGTAGCTACCGTCTTTGTTTTGAAACCACCATCCAGTAGCATTCTTTTGCCATCCTTCTTTAACTTCACCTAAACCGTATTCAATATCATGTTTGAATTGTTCACGACTAATACCCCACTTAGCAAGATAAGGGTAAGGGTCTACGTGGTCACTGTAATTGTTGGGTTGATTATATGTGCAATAGTAGTGTGTTTTAATACCTTCTAAATCGTCTGAATCAAGCGTTTTAGGAATACCTGCTTCATCGGCTAGGTTACGTAATAATTCTACATACAATCGATAGTCCGTCATAAACTCTTCCATTGTGGAATGACTTTCAATCAATTCTACCTGTCCGTAGCCTTCAGCGTTCCAGCCACCTCCAACATCGTAAGCGCCTTGATTGACTGGGCCTACTTGCATTACGCGTCCATTCCCTACAACGTGTGAAAAGAAACCTGATTCAACAGGTCTTCTCATGTGGTAATCTGCTTCATTTTGTGCTGTTGAATTTCTATTACCTGTTGAATGCGCGTGAACTTGACGATAAGGCGCATAACCGATTTGAGGCAATCCCTCTCTATATCTACTTGTATCAATTTCCATGTATATATTCCTCCTTAATTTGTTGGCCAAGGGTCATCTGTGAAATAACTTATATTAGAAACCCTGATGTCGCCGATATCTTTGTCTGCTGGGATTGGGTCTAAGAATTGGAAACGTAAGTGGTTTGCGTCTCCATAACCTCCAAGATACCATGTACCATAAGGTACTCCATCGTCGTTATATATCGGCCCGATTAATGAAGTCGCTGTTCGGTACCCATAAGGCATTTGTCCATTTGTTAAAATGAAAACTTTCTTTTCACGGTTTCCAGGATGCGCCACGAATCCAAGCCCCCCACGGCGAACAATACCGAACCAACCCCATTGTAAACCACCAAATTGTAATTGCACGATATCATTAATTCTTCGTGCTTTTACGTATGAATTACCGAGTTTAGAAGCTGTATTTAGGGTTTTCCAACCAGTATCTCCATCTAATACCGCCCAACCAGTGTTACCTGAAGGTGTGCGTTTAATCCATTTCAGTGCACCATTTGTTTTAGCTGTGTCAACATAAGTTTGACCTAGTTTACCTTCTACTTTACCATTCGGCATACCAGTACCAATAAGTTCACTAGACGAAGTTGAAGCATTTTGACTGGTTTCTGGTAAAGTTACCGAGCCTCCACCGTCTGACAAAATAAGCGTGTTTCCGTTTAAAGTTAGCTTTTGAGGAATACCCACACCATCAGCACCTTTTGGACCAGTTAAACCAATAGGTCCTTGAGGTCCAGCGGGTCCAGCGGGTCCAGCAGGACCTGGCTCCCCACGTTCCCCTCTTTGTCCGTCTTGACCTCTTTCACCTTGAATACCTTGCAAACCTTGAGGCCCTTGCAGTCCGTCCGCCCCTCGTTCTCCTTGTGGTCCTTGTGGTCCTTGTGGTCCTGGTTCTCCTCGTTCGCCACGCTCGCCTGATTTTAATTGAACGGCTTTTAGCTCGTCTTTAGTCGCGAGTGTTTCCGCTTGAGTTTCCAAATTTTGAACTCGCATTTTTAATACTGTATCGTTGTACGGTTGCGGTAGTTCCGTTTTTTTAGCGTATTCTTCTAGGCTCTGATGCTCGGTTAAGTAGCCTTTAGATTCCAATTCTTGCTTGGTAACTAATTCGCTAGTATTCATGCTTGGTTTGTGTTCCAAAACTTCCAAGCGCTGCTTGATTTCTGTATCGTTATATACAGTATCATTATCTGTCTTGTTTTCTAACGCTGTTACACGCTCTCTAAGGGCGCTATCGTCATAGACGGTGTCTTTATCCGTCTTTGCCTTTAAAGTCTCAATTTCACTTGAAATTTGCTCAATTTCAGCACGTTCAACTTTGTTTCCCAGTTCTTGCTTAGTAGCGAATGAGCTTGTGTCAATTTCAGGTTTCGTTTCAAGTGCTTGTAAACGTCTTAAAATTTCAGAATCGTCAAAAGTTGCGCCCTCGACATGAATATTCTTGATCGCTGCTTCTAGTTCTGCTTTAGTTACGATGTCAGTTAATGCTACAATACGTTTTGTGTCTTTCTCAATAACGGGTAATTCGCTATGTTTATCAATTTCTGACACACGAACCCAAAACGAGAATTTTAGAATATCTGCCGATTGTACGACTTTTTCAGCATAAACATACCCGTACACGATTTCATCCGTTGTAATTAAGCTAGTATCAAATGGAACAGTTGCGATATTATTTTCAACCGTTCCGACGACTTCCAAGAAACGATTTGTCGTTTTAAAATGGAATAACACTATGATTTTCTCAGCGCCTACTCCATTTAGTTGTAACTCGATAAATGCGTTATTTTTATCGTGTGAGTAAAATTCTTCTTTTACATTGTAAACTTTATCTCTGACATCGACACAAACGCCAGCTTTTCGTTTAATAATTTTTTTCAAAGGTTGTCCCCCTTTCATAAAAAATAAAAAGGGAAGCCTTAGGACTCCCCTTTCTTAGTCTAATCTTCGCTAGGTTCGTGATACCCAAGCGCTCTTGTGCTGTCAGTCAGACCAGCGGTTGTTGGGTCATTAACAATACCAACGATAATCAATACACCGAATAATGCGTTGATAAACACTAATAATTTATCGATTGTTTCGCCTAACTCTAAACGAATGTTAAATACAGCTAGAAACGTTTGTAGCAACAGTGCTAAAGCTGGCACTAACGTTAGCCAAAATGTTTTATTTAATACTCGTACTTTCCAGTTAATTTTGTTCATTATTTTTCCTCCGAAATTTCTAGTTTGAGAAACTTCTCAAACAATATTTTTATAGCGCCATTTCCGCCCAATTCAACATAGCTTTCATAAAGCCTTGAAAGTTCCTCGATTTCATGTTGAGTTGTCCACCCGCGCCTAATTGCTTTTTTTAAGTTTTCTTGTAATCGAAAACGCTGTAATCGTTGCAAACCTTTTCCAATGAGAGAAAGATTATCACGATTTTCTCGCCCGATTTCGTTTATTTCACCAACTGATTTTTCAAGCCCTCCGATTTTGTCTGAAAGTACGTTGATTTGTTTTTCAGTTTCTTTTGTGTTCTTCGTACTCTTGAATGAAAAGTAGCTCGGAATTATAACGATTAAAACGGGCGTGAGTTTATCGATTAAGGTCAGAAAATCCAATTAACCCACCTCCCTTTCTAAAACAGTTGACTATTGAACAGGCTGAGTATCTAACTCGCTAGATGGTTTTTCTGCTTTTGGTTCAGTCCATTTCCAAATACCTAATTTACCGTTTTGTTCAAGCGTTGCGAGTTGTTCAAGTGTTTCTCCTTGGTAAGTAAACGGCTCGTTTACTTGAATCATGACACGTCTACCTTCTTGGAATTTCTCAACATGATTCACATCTTCAAGCGTGAAGATTTCTTGTGGTTGGTAAGTCTTACCAGTCTTAGCAGGGTCTACCAATTCAAGACCACGCTTAAACACTGTAGGATCTAACGGATTATCCACGTCCGTTACTCGAGCCAATACTGCCCAATCTGCAACGGCTTTTACTTCCGCAATTTTTGCATCTTTCTCGGCAAGTTTTCCCTCATAGCTTTCAGCTTGCGTACGTAAATCTTCTTGAAGTTTCTTCACTCCATCAGCTGGATTGAACTCAGTAGTCACTTGTCCGATGACTGCTTTGATCAATTCCTCGTCTGAGTCGTTGACACGGTTGCCAATTAGTACACGGTCAAAAGCTGTGTATGGAGCTTCTTGACGAATTGCAACGAATGTACGATTGTTTTCTTGTAAGTATTTGTTGATAACTTTAAATGTCATATATCATTCTTCCTTTTCTTTATCTGATTGTAGTTGTTGGATTTTTGCTTCTGCTTCTTCATATAAAGCCTTGTAATTTGCACATTCAATCGTTTTATTTGCCAATTGAATTGCTAAATCGTTAATAATTTTGTCTTGCGTATTCATATTTTACCTCCAATTTCCATGATAACCTCGACTGTAATTCCCAGGTACTGCAGCAAGGTTTCTGAAATTATCAAATATATTATCAAGCACTTGTCTCAGTGATGATTGTCCTATTGTTATATCTTCAATACCATACATTTGTCCTGTATAAGTATCGATTACGGTTTCTCTCAAATTTTCTTGACCACTTAGTCTAAACGTTATTTTATGACCATACATATTGATGGCTGTTTGAACATTTGTACCCTCCCTACCATTCCAGATTTGAATACCTGCTGATGTATGGTCAATACCAACGTTCTGGTTTCGATTGCTCATTAGTGCAGTGTACGAACCCTTAACACCGTTAATGATACCCCAATCAAAGGCTAGATACTGCAAAGGTCTGTCAGGGAATCGGTTTCTTATCCCGACTCCATGCCCGTTCATATCAATCCAGCCTGTTTGCAAGTCAAATGTAGTATCTCCATTTAAAGATGTAATGCGACCGCCTTTAATATTATTACCAGTGAAATCGACGTTCTTAATTTTGGTAATGGTTGCTTGCTTAGCAAACAATTCATCGACAAACGCTTGTTGTGAAACTAACCGTTGAATAAACGCAGTATCGAATTTAACTTTGTCAGCCGTAACAGACCCAACGTCTAAAGCGTCAGCAGTAACTGACCCTGCAGCAATCTTGCTTGCAGTTATCGCACCGTCTACAAGCATATCAGACTTAACTTTAATTTTTGGAGCGATAAAGTCAATCCCTCTAGGGCTTGTTGAAATGGTAGCGGCTAACTGTTCACCAGTTAATGTAGTAGAACCAATTGTCACACCTTCCGATGTCACTTGAACCCTAGCGCTGTTAGAGGCGTTTCGCACTTCCTGTCTGATTTCATTAGCCGTTTGTGCGATAGCACTCTTAACATTCGTATCAAAGAACTGTGTCAACGCTCCTTGGTTGCTTTTCTGGATTTTGCTCCAAAGTGTGCTGTTCTGGTCTCTTAACTCAAGTTCAATAGAACGTAAATCCTTAAAAAGCCCTGACAAAGTACGTTGCGTAACAGTAGGTTCCACAAAGCTAGTAGGGAAATCTCCCTGCTCTAACTGAATATCAGTTATCACGGTATCCCCAGCACACCCCATGTGATGAAGTTTCAGCAGTTCATCGCGTGTACGTGGTTGGAATACTTTATAATATCGCCCGTTATGCTCAAGAGCAGGCGCACGGACGTTTTGAATAGTGATGTCCATTTTTAACCTCCGTAAACTTTAATAGGAATCGAACCATAAAAACTTCGGTATCGGTTAAATCCGGTTTTTCGTTCAAATTCTTCTAGGGACTCAGTGAAAGTTACATAAGTTTTCCCCTGTTTGTTTTCGATTTTAGAAGCCGAAATTTCTTTCCCGTTTATCTCAACAGTTCTTATATTTTTTTGTGAAAAATCCTTATTCAGTGTTATTTGTTTATTATGACTATCATAATTTATTGATACGTCACCACTAAATAACAGTCTTATTTTCACCCAAACAAGCCTTGTACCGATATAACGATGAGTAACTTCCTTGTTTCCTACATAAATTCCTTCTCTAGCCATACTACCTCCTACTCGTATACATCATAGATAGTAGTGCTATCTTTAGTAGAAAGTGCATCATACTGAGATTTAGAACCGAACCAATATTTTAGAGGTTGCCCACCGTTTTGATTAATAATATTTTGACCAGGAGCGCCGTCTGCTCCTCTAGGTCCTGTTGGTCCTGCTGGTCCTTGAGCACCTCTTGCACCGTCTGCACCTTTAGGACCAGTTAAACCGATAGGTCCTTGTTCTCCGCGAGGTCCAACGTCTCCTTTTTGTCCTGGCGTTCCGTTTTCCCCTCTAGGTCCTGCTGGTCCCATTGGACCAGGA